GGCGTTCCGTGTAGACAGCGGTGGTCAATTTTTGCGAAACACAACTAGCTCAACAGTAAATTCTTCATCTGGTGAAATTGTTGTCGTAAATGACGGAAACAGACCTGCTATAAATGTAGCGGCTGACTCCTCATCTAGCCGTACTGGTATAGTTTTTACAAATACTAATAATACTGTTGGTTCAATAGCAATGTCAGGTTCAGCTACAGCCTACAACACTTCATCAGACTACCGCCTTAAAGAAAACGTAACTTATTCTTGGGATGCAACCACTCGCCTGAAGCAACTCAAGCCAGCACAATTTAATTTTATTGCTGATGCTGACACTTCAGTTGATGGCTTCCTAGCGCACGAAGTGCAGACAGTTGTACCACAGGCAATTACAGGCATAAAAGATGAGGTCGATGAAGAGGGTAACCCTGTTATGCAAGGCATTGATCACAGTCATCTTGTGCCATTGCTAGTAAAAACAATTCAAGAGCTAGAAGCAAGAATAACAGCATTAGAAGGAGTATAACACATGGCTGTAACATACACTTGGACTATCCCCACAGTAGAACGCAATCTGTCTGACGGTGGTATTACTGTAATTCATTGGCGATGCACAGGGGTAGATGGCGATCACTCAGCGTCTAGCTATGGCACAACAGGCCACACGCCAAATGCATCAGATAGCGGTTTCATTGCTTACGACAGCGTAACTGAGGAAAATTGCATTGCTTGGGCGCAAGCTGCTTTAGACAAGGATGCGATTGAAGCAGGTATCGCTGATAATATTGGTATCCAAAAAGCACCAACAACAGGCTCTGGGACACCTTGGGCTGCATAACTTAGAAAGGAGATCAACATGACTGAAGATAAAAAGGTCATTACGATCGACGATATAGAATATACAGAAGATCAACTTAACGATGAAGCAAAGGGCTGTCTAAATCATATTGGATCTTTGGATCAAAAGATAGCCAGCACTCAGTTTAATTTAACGCAACTGCAAGTAGGTCGTGAGGCTTTTGTGCAAAGATTAAAAAATGAATTGATTGACTAAATGGAAAAGGTCGCTCTTATAATTGCAATTACACTTCAAGTAGGTGGGGTTGTTTGGTATGTAAGTACCCTTGGGAGCGACGTTGACGAGAATGCTCGTAATATTGCACGACATGAAATTAGTATCGATAAGTTAGAAAACACAGCCCAAGCTCAAGCTCTAATGTCTGCTCGAATTGATGAGAATATTAAAGCTATCCGTGAAACATTGGAGAAAATGGCGGCTGACTAATGGACCCAGTAAGTTGTGTTATGATGGCCACAGGGGCGTTTAAGGCGCTCAAGGGAGCAATCGGGGCGGGGAAAGACATACAAGATATGACTTCTCAGCTTTCCACTTGGGGCAAAGCTTTTTCTGATTTTACAAACCTTGAGGAAAGACAAAAGAATCCTCCGTTTTGGCAAAGAACTTTCAAAGGATCGGATGAAGAAACAGCAATAGAAATATTTGCAAACAAAAAGAAAATGGAACAGATGAGAGCAGAGATCAAAGATCACATTTCTTGGAACTATGGGCCTAGTGCTTGGGAAGAAGTTTTGCAGATTGAGGCTCGTATGCGCAAGCAACGCAAGGAGGAGTTATATAAAAAGCAAGAGCGCATAGATGCTATGATTAATTTTACTATAGGTTTCTTATTATTTCTTGGCGGTGCGGCTGCACTTGGTTTTATGTTTTGGCTTATAGGCCGACAGCAAGGCCGTTGGTGATGTGGTTTCTTGTCTGGATGCATTTTGTTTCTGCGACAGGTCAGTTTGAATATTATCAAGTTGGGGTTTACGGTTCACAAGAGCAGTGCGAAATAGAAAAAAGTAAGGCGAAAGTGATGGTTGTAAAAAATAATACGGCAGTGCATTGCTTTGAGGTTGATCGAAAGAAATAGTAAATACATCGTTCTGGACGATAATGGTAAAATCGTTATAATAACAACGTATAAAAATATAGCTAAAAGGATAGTCAATGGCTCACACAGTAATTGATGATTGGAAAATAATACCAAGGCTAATGATGCTTGCAGTCACTATACTAACATATCAAGCAGTGCATTGGTTTATGTCTTTGCCTGACCCTTCAATTTCTCAGAGTGGTTTAGTCAGTGTTTGCATGGGTGCTTTAACTGGTTGCTTTGGTATTTGGATGGGTAAAGAAAGCCAATCTTCTAAGACTACAGTATCAAAGGCTGCTGTTACTCATGAGCAAAGTTACGAGGGCAAGTAGATGATAACTCTTTTAGGTAGCTTGCTTGGTTTTGGGACTTCATTTCTGCCAGAAGTTTTAAATTATTTTAAAGCAGGGCAAGACCAGAAACATAAACTTCAACAAATGAAACTTGAATTTGAGCTTATGGAAAAGCGTAACGAAATGACTTTGCGTTTAACCGACATGCAAGCAGGTATCGAAGAAACAAAAGGATTATATCAACATGCCAGTATGGATGCAGGAGGTTTTATTAACGCACTTAGGGGGTCTGTCAGGCCTGTTATCACTTATGTTTTTTTTGGCCTTTTCATTGCCGTCAAAGTCACAGCTTTAATGTCTTTGATGAAGGAGGGGAACGATCTGGCAGGGTCTATAAATTTAATTTGGGACGATGCAACTTCTGGCCTGTTTGCGGCTATCATTAGCTTTTGGTTTGGCGGCAGAGCAGTCTCAAAATACATGAAGGGTAAACCGTAATGAAAAAAATTATTTTAATGTCAACACTTCTCTTAGCTTCTTGCTCTACTAAGAATGATGTTGCAATGAATGAACACTATCAGAGAGCTGTTATAGAGCGCGAGAGGGCTAGGTTAAATGCAATCGCGGAGATAGCCTCACAAGGAGAAACAGGCGCTGTAGCGGCTGCTATGATGATGCAGAACACTAACCAAGCAAATCATTCTGCACCCAATACTGGTTCTGGAACTGCTTTACAGTGGGCAGGAGTGCTTGTCCCATCGATAACTCAGGGCTTGAGTGTTGCTGTTAATGGTGCTGTATCAGTGTTGCAATCTGAGGACAGTAAAGAGATTTCTATGAATAGCAGTAATAATAATAAAGATGTTGCAATTTCAACAAACTCTACAATGAACTCAATTGCAGAAGCAACAATTGTAACAAACACTTCTACTAGCTCATCAAATACTTTGGTTTGTGTAACTGATGAAAATTATTCTTGCGATTAAGGTAAAGTTAAATGACATTTCAACTATCTAAAAGAAGTAATAACAGGCTAAATACTGTTGATCCTCGTATGCAGTATGTTGTTCGAGAAGCAATCAAAATAACTAAAATTGATTTTGGAGTAATTTGCGGCAAGCGAACTGAAGCAGAGCAACGTAAATTAGTTGAGTCTGGTGCAAGCCAGACAATGAAAAGTAAACATCTTGATGGAATAGCCGTTGACCTTATGGCTTACGTCGGGTCAAGAGCCAGTTGGGAACTCAATCTATATGATGATATTGCTGACGCAATGGCAGAAGCTGCACGTAAGTTTGACATCGGCGTATGTTGGGGGGCTGCATGGGCAACACCATCTGATCCATACCCAATGGACATATCTAAATGGAGTGGGTCAATGGAAGAAGCAATGAATACATACGTTGATCTGAGAAGATCACAAGGACGAAGGCCATTTATTGATGGACCACATTTTGAGCTAATCATCTAAGTATTATTTGGATCTGTACTCATCGAGTCTGTGCCACGTTGTATTATGTCTTTATTCATTGTGTGGCATACATCTAACAAGCTCATGTAAGCCTTGAGAAAGTGTTCCATTTCTTTATTGCCAATCATCCACCGGTCATGTGGTAAGCCTCTATGTGCTCTTTCAATAATTTTATTTGCAGTGTTAAAGTACTCAGGTAGATCCATGTCTTTCATTCCAATGTAATATTCTATGACAGTTGGGGCAAAGTGGAATACATTTCCCCGCTTCTTTATATGCCCTTGAGTATTGCCCTTGATTTACAAATGTGCTTACTTCTGCTTCTTTTTTTGAGTCACCTATATGGTGGAAATCAATCAAAGCAGGATGCTGTATACCACAATGTTGACAGCTGAGTGAAGCTTTAAATTCCAACCAAGCGTTGTGTCTTTTTCTTTTATTTTTTTTATTTGCTGCAATAACTTTTTCTCTATTGCGTCGATACCATTTGCGTCCGTACTCTTTTGCATATTCTTTTCTTTTTACTGGGTCTTTAATCGGCATCTGTTGGTCTTGGCATTGGCTTAACTAACTGCTTTGATATGAGCGGAGTCCGCTGGCAAGTCATCATTATTTTTTTGCCGTAGGTGTTAAGCAATTCAAAGTATACATCATCTAGTATTCCCCTGTTCATGGCAGAGTAACATTGTTCTTCGCTCGGGAAGAGGATGCTAGTTGATAATCTTTCACCTTCAACCCAGTAGTGAATAACAAGAAATGTCCAAAATAAATTAATCATTGTATTTCCCAAGGCGCTGCTGAGAGTGTAACTGATCTTTTTTTATATACTGTATCACATTTTGTTATATCATCTCCATATTTTTTCTTAAATGATACTCCGTGATAATGTGCAAAACGTCTCAGCTTGTCTTTGTCCATACCAATTTTTCTTGCTGCTTCTGCTATTGTGTGTTTTCCGCTAAACTTTAGAACTAGCTCTTTTACTTCTCGCTCATGGCGTACTTTCATTTGTGCATATGTTTCCATTATCTTTCCTTTTTTTGTTTTTCTAATCCTCTGAGTAGCATTGCCTCTGCTTCTTTTTTGTCACCTCTTCTAAGAGTTTCGTATGCCCACCAGACCCAAGAGCTTGCTTCTGGATTTAGCTGTTCTGGGTCAGGTGCTATGGGTTTCCCATATGGATGAGTGTAAACATCTGTACGTTTTTCAATCTGCATAGCACCTACCTGATGCCTGTTCAGAAAAGCTATCAATTCAGCTTTGCTAGTCGGAACGTCCGTCTCTTTCCAATCACGGGGAAAGTTTTTCTGGGCATCCCTTTGAGTTCCTACCCACTGTCCTTTGCTTTTTGATTTATATAGTTTCATAATACCTCCTGATAAAAAGACCTCCCCGATTAAAGGGAGGCCAGTTGTGTCAACTAGTAGGGAACGGAGAAGAAAAACCTACTAAGCGTGACCGCTATTAAAATGGTATATCATCATTTCCTATTGATGACTTACCTTCTGAGTATTGACCCTTATCCAACTTGTCCGATACCGAAAAAGACATATACGGTTTATCGTCCTTCATTTTCTTCCAAGCTGCAAGTCTTTTGTTGTCAAAAAGTGGTCCAGTATAATCTGGTGCTCCTTCTTTCATACCTTCATTCTGAAATAAGACACCAACTTTCTGATATATCTCAACTATCTGACTGCCATCTTTTGTCTCATCCATAACACAAGTAACTTTCATGTCAGTACCATCACTGTTGATCTTACCCTGCAAGATAAGTCTTTGTGTTGGAAATGGTGTGAAAGCTGCGCCTGTGTTTGTGTTATCATAATCTGCCATGCTTCTGGCTCCTTTTCAAAGTTAAGCGGGTGGTTCTTGGGGAAACCTGCCACCCATCAGGTCCAATTGTCGTTAAGGATGTGTCCCCAAGAATTAGAAATTAATCTCTTGAACATTCCCTCCTGTTCGCGGCTTACTTGGAGAGCCGCTCACCTTTCGGGAAGCATCGTTACCATCATCATCTTCAGTAGGAAGATTGAGAATAGATAGTATACCATAGCGTCTAGCGTAGGTAATAGCACTGCCCAAGCCCTGCATATCTTGTTTGCTCAAGACAACAGGAACTTTGGTTTGCAAAGTAAACCCGCTTTCATGGAATAGTTCAGTAGATACATACGCACCGAACTCATCCTTGCCACAAATGTGACTGAGGAAGAAGCCATTGTTTTGTAGTGGCTCAGTAACCGCCTCGATAACATCCTCAAGTGTAGCGTACTGACTCTTGAAGTGAGGATTGTTGCCTTTCTTTTTGATAGGCTGTATTTCATTGCGTACTTTGATTAGTAATTTTATGTGGTCTTTCATTGATTTCTCCTTGTTATTCTAAGTGATCCACGTTTGTCTCGTTTGACCGAGATCTGGTCGTTGTATACTTCTCGTTCGTTATCACCGACCATTTGTTTAAGGTCTTTCTTTGCGTTGTCAAAGACCCTATTCTTTTCGTAGTAGTTGACGTATGTAATTGCGGCATAACAGAACTGATTATCCCTGCTTGCATCTCGCACCACCATGTTGTCGATCGGGATATGGTTAGTCGAGAGGTTCGGTGTGTCAACACCAATCGGTTCTTCGTTGCGTAACACGTAACCCCAGAAGTCCGACACCACTGCCCACATTGAATCGAAATACTCCTTATCATATGAGACAAATGCTGACTCCCATTTATTGTTTCCAAAAATTACCGACATCCATATGCCCTCAGAATTAGATAAACAGCAGTACAGTTGCAGTTGTGGCATGTAGTATTTAATTACATCATCCATGTTGTTGTAAGCGTTGGTGTGCTTAGCTTCTACTGGGTTGTGTCCATTCATTGCATCAACAGTACCCTTGACTTTAACAGTACCAATGTCCTGTTGATAAGCAGACTGAAACCCACCAAGGACACAATCATGCTGACTTGCAAACCAATCCAGATTAAACTGCTCAGTATGAACACCAAGCTGAACAGCAATATTATTCGATAAATCCTCTGGTTCAATCAGGCCAGTTTTTACTTGCCACAATTCTAGCCAATTGCCTTGCATGATTTTTACGCAGTCTGAACCACCTATAAAACCTTTGCGTTCCATTAATTTTCTCCATCATTATAAGGCCTTGTGTACTGCGTTTGTGCAGTGGGGTCAAGATATTTTTTGAAGTCATCTTCTGTTAAGTTTGTCATTTCAAGCAACTCTTTCTTGAGTTTACCTTCAAGCCAATAGTGTCCCACTCCCTCTCCGTTTTTAATTCTGTTAGCCATAATTTTATGAGTATCTATTCTCCAACTTGACTTACGATATTCAGCGGCAAAGCTTGGAGAAGTACTAGCTCGTTTGACATGCGCATCCCAAGACGAGCCATTACCAGACAGCCTTTTAAACTGAGCCACTATCACTCCCTTCTCCGTTAACAAAAAACTTTACATGAACAAACCCACCCTGCATTGATGAGATTGCAAAATCATGTGGGCAAGTCTTAAGCCACTCTAAAAGTATTTCAATATTTCTAACTTGAAACTGTATCATTAGTTTACCTCCCAATAGACAGCAAACCTTTTGCTATTTTCTGTAACCATAACTTTGTTAATAATCATACCGCTATCTTTAAGATCTTTAATACGTGCCGCTAATCTTAAACATCCAAACTCATTGAGAGCTTGCAATGCAGTGATAGGTTTCCCAGACTCAAGGTGAGCCTTGATCTGTTTGTTTTGTGATTCCATTTTGATTCTCCATTAATTGCTCAAATATTTCACCAGACATAATGACTAAAGTTTGCGGAGTTCCCCTCCGTCTTTTATAAAAGGCTATGTCTCGACCTTCTAATACTTTAAATGGGCTTGGGAAGTTTGATACATCCCGATACTTTACTTCTCCCACCAATTCTTTTCCTTTGAGTTCGAGCTTGATGTCCCCCGAATACTCTCCTCCCAAGCTGCCGCTGAGTGGTTGTCTTTTCGCTTTGATCCCGATTTCCGTGAGCCATTTGACGAACCACTTTTCATGGTAAGTTCCCTTAGTTTTGTTTCTATTAACCACGGCTCATCCTCATAACAGTGCAAGCAAATGAACCAATGCTTTACCATTGTCTGTTCGTGATTGCCTTTTAATATTGCGACATACCAATATGTTTTATCTCCACATAATTTGCACGTTGCAGGTTTACCTCTTAATTGCTTCGATGTCATATTCTAAAGCCTCTAGCCAACACATTAACATAAACCCAGAAGGCATGCGCTTGAACTGCTCCCACTTGTGAACCAAAGATTCAGTGCAACCAATCTTACGTGCCAAGCTTTCCTGACTTAAGCCCCTTTCGTGCCGAGCTTCTATTAATAGCTTGACCAGAATCTCGTAGTTGTTTGGCACGCTTGGCTGCTTCATCTCTTCTGTGCTGCTCATCTATCGCATCTAAAACAGAACATGCAGTTTCAAACCGCATCTCAGTTTTCCCATTGATTGTTCGGTAGTATGTAGAAGTCGGAAGTCCCGCGACCTTAAATGCAAGTAGTAAATCTACACGCTTAAGCTTTGCTTGATCTTTGACTGTATCTAAGTATGTTTGCATACTGCATATATGGAGCAAAAATAAGTAAGATGTCAAGGGCGGCATAAGAAGGAGACACACCGCCCATGATATTTTATTATACCTCCTCTGCTATTTGATTTAAGTTCTGCCCTGTTCCTACGCACTCAGGACAATCAATTTGATCTACGTCAATACAACCAACGTCACGATCAAAACCCATTGGTTTAAAAACTTCACGTTCAACGTAACCCCATCCTCCACAGTCGGGGCAAAAGTTTTGTTCTCTTTCTTTTTGTTCGAGAGGTTCCCAAAAAACTTTTTTGAATATCTCATTCAACATTTGATCCATTGCATCAATATGGGACTTCATCTTGTATCTCCTCTAAGCTTTCTTGATAGCGTTCCTCCCATGCAGCAATTGCACGTTCTTCAAATCTATCAGCATCAAATCTTGGGTTCATTTGCCTAAGTTTTTTTGATAGCTCTTTTATATTAGTAGGCCAGTGCATAAATGGTGCAATTTCATCTGCAACAAACTCAAAGTCTTGTTTAGTCCAACGTGCCATTTGCTTTCTCCTTTATTTTGAACACGGCTGTTTTTGGAATTTCCATTCCTCAAATATTAAATCGATTACAACTCTATATTCTTCTTGTTCTACGAATTGATCGATTGCTAAAGTCCCAATCACCTCCTTAAGATGATTGAGTTCTTCTTCTGAAAAAGAATAAATCATTAGTCCATTCTAGTTATAAAGTAATCGTTTTCTTCTGGCTTTGGCAGTGCAATGATAGCGTATGGGAAAAAGTAAACTGTTCCCACTGGCGTATCGTATGCAGCAAGATAATCCATATCATCATCTTCTTCGTATTCTGATACGAGTTTCTTGCCGACTAGCTTTGAACCAAACTTATACAGTTTGCCAAAGCCGTACTGCTCCGTCATGTATTCAACCAAATCACATTGCTTGTGTTCATCATCTGCTTGAGCACAGAAGTCTCTCACCCAGTAGGGTAAGAAACCTAATGCTTGCACAATGCGATCCGCAGGTGCATCAACATCTGGATTAAGCATTAACATTTTCATTCTCCTTTTCCATTGCTACTAATTCAACAAGCTTTTCATTTGTTTTTATCATTTTCTCTATCACATCAATTGCAATTGATTTTGTGATCGGGAAGTAAGCCTCAGTAATTAACTTGAGTTCCCCTTTGTTTTCTAATTTTTCAACAAGCTCTGAGTATTCCCAAGCAAGTTGATTGATTTTCCATAGTTGTTTTGATGTAGCTGATTCCAATATAAACTTCTCCTTTATAAACATAAGAGGGTTTCTTCATCTAAATATGATTTTAAAATTTCTTCCGACTGTAAATATCGGGAATACTTTATAACTTGAACAAGCATTTCTTCGATTGCTGTAAGATCACCAATTTCTATATCTTTGATAATTTGATCTAAGACAGCATCAACCAATTTTTTGTCTTTTTTTGTCATCATAAATCCTCCCCGAAGTCATAGTATGCTAGCTGCTTAGTTGCAGCTAGTCATTAGTTACGTAACGTCACAAAGTGATGATGGCTTACGCCACCATCTTCTTTATGTTTGCGACCTTCTTTGCTAGATCCGCTGATACCTTGCGCTGTCTTTGGTGTGGTGTCCATTCCTCTCCATCGTGGATTATCATGTATACCGCCAAATCAGCTTCGTGTCTTTCGTCAAGATGCTCGAGTTCCTCTTGCATCCTTTCGATGCGAGCGCAGAGTGCCTCTGCTCGCATTGAGCGATCCTCACTGATCGCTGACTCAAAGTCGGCACAGCTATCTGCGATTTGTTTCTTTTTGTAGGCGACTGAGTTGTTACTTGTGTAACATGCGTCTCGCGCAATGTTCTTTTGTAAGTAATCTAAATTATCACCCGAATGGTATTGAATTGTCTTAAGCTTTAGTTCGATTAGTTGAGATGTATTCTCTGTCATGTCTAGTTCTCCTTGTTGTGGCGAGGATGATACCTCGCAATGATCGACCCGCAGCAATGAGACGAAACGCCAAGGGCGCTTGCAGTTCGCAAGGTCGAAGAACGAAGTGTGCCTTGCGAACTGTTGAGTCCAATGCAAGGAAGGAGTGAATGCGCGGTGTCACCACAGCTACATCAATGAGAACGTGGGCTAAGAGCATACTCCTCAACTATTCGAACTACAGCTGTTGGCTTGTAGTAGTGTCAATGGGTATTGTAGTATATTACGCTACGTCACATTGTTAGTGACGCTACGTCACGTATTGACAACGTATCATCAAAACAGGCATCAATGGGGGGAGAGAGGGAGAGGGGGGCTGGCAATGGTAGAAATGGATAGTTCACACTAAATGATCGTTTTGATGCTTGCCTCGAATAGATCGATGCAACGCTTGCTTGACTTTGGATCTAAGTGAAGCTTGCAGAACATAGAAAGGATGTTGAATGAGTCAAGTTACTGATAGGAAACTGACTGATAAACAGACTGCTTTGGTAGACACCATCGTAGCAAAAGGATGTAGCATCACAGAAGCAGCCACGCAAGCTGGATACGCAAAGGGCGAGAGCGGAAGAGTAACTGCTACCAAGGCGTTAAAGCTCCCACATGTGCAGCACTATATGATGCAAAGGATGGGAGAGGAATTTGGATTAAGTGCTACTGTAGCCGCAGGACAGTTACGGAGACTAGTAACAGGAGCTAAGAGTGAGTACGTTCAGCTTGAGGCTGCGAAAGATTTACTAGACCGTGCAGGATACAAACCGATAGATCGTTCTCAGGTACAAGTTGCAGGAGATATAAAAGTAAGCATTGACTTGTCATAGCAGGGGGGTGGGGTCAAAAACTGCTAAGTTATAGTGGCTAGTAGTCCCTCACTAGCATTTTTCTTCAAAAAGGTTTACAACAACTATGAAAAATATTTTTAGTTAGAAAGGTTCGATATGGTTGCCAAGAAATATCAGAATCCAAGTGGGGGTTTGAATGCGGCTGGAAGGGCTTTCTTTAAGAGAACTGAAGGTTCTAATTTAAAGAGTCCTCAGAAGTCTGGCACTGATGGGCGAAGGGTTTCTTTTGCTGCTCGTTTTGCGGGAATGAAGGGGCCATTAAAAGATAAGAAGGGCAGACCTACTAGATTAAAGTTAGCATTAAAGGCTTGGGGGTTTGGTTCTAAGGAAGCTGCTAGATCATTTGCTAGGAGACATAAGAAGTCATGAAGAAGAAAAACAAAAGTTTAATTAATCGTGGTGTACAGATTAAGTTGCGAGATAAGTACATTAATGAGATGCGTGAGATTGAAAAGAAGATTGACCCAGAAATAGAACCTGATAGTTTCTTTAAGAAGTTTTTTGACTTTGTCACTGGTAAAGCTGAGATAAGTGGGCGAAGTGATATGACTCCTGAGAAAGAAAAGCTCTTGAAGCGGTGGGGATTTTTGAATGACAGGGTCATGGATATGCCAGAAGGACCACGACCAGAAGGGAATAAATTCCCATGAATGAGTTTTAAATGAGTACAGTAAACAAAGCAGGTAATTATACCAAACCTAAGTTAAGAAAGAGTTTATTTAACTCTATCAAGGCGAGGGCTACTCATGGCACTGCGGCAGGGCAGTGGTCTGCTCGAAAGGCACAGTTGCTTGCAAAGACTTACAAAGCCAAAGGTGGAGGGTATAGATCATGAAAACTGTAGATGAAGCTCTTAGTAAAAGACAAAAGAAAGCATTAGAGAAGCATAGTAAGCATCATACGAAGAAGCATATGTCTCTAATGAAAAGGCTTATGAAAAGCGGCACTACTTTTTCTGCTGCTCATAAGAAAGCTCAACAACAGGTTGGCTCATAATGAAAGCACCACAACGTTCATTGCTTAATTGGGGTAAACAGAAATGGAGAACCAAATCTGGCAAGAAGTCTAGTGAAACTGGTGAACGTTACCTTCCTTCTAAAGCTATTTCTGCTCTTAGTGATGCTGAGTATAGCTCTACAACCAGAGCCAAACGAGAGGGTAAGGCAAAGGGTAAACAGTTTGTGGCTCAACCGAAGAAGATTGCTAACAAGGTAAGGAGATATAGAAATGCCTAACATTAATGGAAAGAAGTTCCCATATACAGCAAAGGGAATGAAAGCTGCTAAAATGGCTGCTGATAAAAAGAAAGAACAGAAGCCTAAGAAAAGAGCCAAGGGCAGAACGCTTATGAAGGATGTTTATAAGTAATGGCTTGGTATTTAACAAATGGTGAATTGTATACTGGCGAAACTCATGTTCTTGCAGGGACTACATATACTGGAAAAACAAAAACACCTGAGTCTCGTCGTCTCGTAGAAGGGTCAGAACCAGTAAGAGCCAGAAGCTCCAATGGCAGACTTAAAGGGGACGACCCTTCTACGCTTGATATAAATGAGGCGTATGAAAAACCCAAGAGGAAAAGGCTTTCTAAGAAAAAATAATGGTTAGGCCTACATATGAGACTGAAGCTGATTTAAGTAGAGAGGAAAACATCGCTAGATACGCTGCCCGTAAGTGGGGGTGTGCTATGAGAAAGCAAGACAAGTACAATCAGTTTGATTACCTAATTGTTAAAAACAGAGATGTAAAAGCTTTTGTAGAAATAAGAACCCGAACTCATATTAAGGGTACTTACCCTACTTGTTTTGTATCTGCTAATAAGGTTCAAGCTGCTTTTTCTATGCGTCTTGCTACTGGATTACCGTGTATATTTTTAGTTGGGTGGAAAGATTGTATAGGGTGGGCTTCATTGACCGAGGTTTACAAAATAACTTTAGGTGGCAGAACTGATAGGGGAGATCCCGCAGATATTGAAGCTGTTGCAGAAATACCAGTAGAAGATTTTAGAGTATTACAATGACTTTTTTGAGCAGTATATCCCAACAAGACCTTTCTTTGCTGAGAGGAATAGTTAGAAAAGTACATCTTTCTCATGTAGATGCTAAAGGTTTGGCGACCGATGAGCAGTGTGACAGGCTGATAGAAAGTATTGGACCAGAGGTTGTAGAGAAAATGATTAGGTTTGGTGTAGACAAGGGCTTGCGTTGATTAATTTTAAATACAAACCTGATGGTGAAGTCTTAAAGCATTTTATGAAAGACAACACTTTTTTTCGCGGCATAAGAGGCCCAGTTGGATCTGGCAAGTCTGTTGGGTGTTGTATTGAAGTATTTAGAAGATCTCTTTCTCAAGAAAAAAGTCCTGATGGTGTAAGGAAAAGTCGATGGGCAATTATAAGAAATACAAACCCACAGCTTAGAACGACCACTATAAAGACTTGGCTTGATTGGTTTCCTGAGAATGAATGGGGTAAGTTTACTTGGTCTGTGCCTTATACGCATCACATTAGAAAGGGAGACATAGACCTTGAGGTAATCTTCCTTGCTCTTGACCGTCCAGAAGATGTTAAAAAATTATTGTCCCTCGAGTTAACAGGCATCTGGATTAACGAGGCAAGGGAGATACCCAAAAGTATTATTGATGCTTGTACTATGAGGGTGGGTAGATTTCCTTCTATGCGTGATGGCGGACCTAGTTGGACAGGTGTTATTGCAGATACCAACGCACCAGAGGAAGATCATTGGTGGCCTATAATGTCAGGAGAGGTTCCTGTTCCAGATCACATTCCTAGAGAGCAAGCAAAAATGTTGGTCAAGCCTGATAACTGGCAATTTTTTACACAACCATCTGCAATGAAGGAGATCTATAATGAAGATGGTGAGGTAGAAAGCTACAAGTCAAATAGTGAAGCTGAAAACAAAAAGAATATGATGAGAAATTATTACACTAATCTTATTCAGGGTAAAACAAAATCTTGGATTGATGTGTATGTTATGAATAAGTTAGGTACAATACAAGATGGAAAGCCAGTATATCCAATGTTTGTAAGTGAAACGCATATTGCTAAAGAGGAAATACCTATAGCATCAGGCTTGCCTTTATACATTGGTATAGATTTTGGTCTTACACCTGCTGCTGTTATAGGTCAGAAGGTAAGAAATAGATGGTTAATCCAATCAGAGGTAGTAGCTTTTGATATGGGTATTGTTAGATTTGCAGAGGTATTACGAAATGAAATTGCTACTAGGTTTTCTGAGGCTTCCGATGTTTATATATATGGCGATCCTGCGGGTGATTTTAGGGCGCAAACGGACGAATCTACCCCTTTCCACATACTTAGAGGTGCAGGGTTACGTGCTTTTCCCGCCCCGAGTAATTCTGTGGATCTTCGCTTGGAATCAGTGGCGCAACAACTTAATAAAATGGTTGAAGGTAAACCTGCGTTTTTAGTTGACAGAAGATGTCAGCAATTGCTTAAGGGGTTTGAAGGTGGCTATGCTTACAAAAGAATGGAGGTAAGCGGTGAGAGGTATGCCGATAAACCTGATAAGAATATGTATTCACATATTCACGATGCACTTCAGTATTTAATGTTAGGCGCAGGAGAAGGTAGGGCTTTGATGTCAAACCAAAAATCTGCACAAGTTTTTAATGCAAGAAAAGACTTTGATGTATTTAACAGAAAACCTAAAAGTGTTGCAAAAAAGCCAAGTGTTTGGTCACTTGTGCGTTGAAATTTATTTTTTTCTGTGATTTACAAAAAAGAAATTAAGAGGAATTTGAAAGATGGGTATATTTAGCAAAAAACCATTTGACATGAAGCTTAAAAATATTCTTTCGGCTGGTGCTGAAGATCTTTTAAAATATCAATCAGCGGGTGTAAAATTGCAAAATGCAGGAGCAGGACTATTTAAGCACTCTGGCGCACAAGCTATTCTTCCAGATGGTACTCTAAGTCCTATATTTAGAGATGATAGTAATGATGTAGAAAAGCGACAGTTATTAGCTTGGCTTAATTCAAATGCAAAAGACCTGATAATCACTGAGAACAAAGACGAAGAAACAGGGGTAAAAGATCTTACTCAAGAATTAAAAGATTTAGAATCTGGTGATGTTACTTCGAGTAAATCTGAGGATAAAGACATATCTTTGAAAACTGTTGATCCTAGCAAACCAATAGGTACTACTAGTGTTACACCACAAACTATTATAATAGAGCCATCTGAAGCGGTAAGAAAACAGGAAGAGGTTGCTTCTGAGCAATTAAGATTATCTAGGCTGGAGAAAGCCAGACAGAAAAGATCTTTATTAAAAAGAAGATTAGAGGGGATGGCTGAGTTTGGGTCTGGAAAAAAAGTTTTAACAGGTAGGGAAAGAGGGTTGAGTATTACTAAGGGCGATGTCGCTGTGTCAGAAGCAACTGGTAAAAGAGGCGGCAGAAGTAGAGGTTCATTAATGACAGGATCTCGCGGTGGAATTGGTTTTTATAGTAGGTATTAATAATGCATGACTCAAAAAAATACTTGGAACGTTATGAAAAAGCTAAAGCACATAGGCAAAACTTTGTTGATCTTTTTGAAGAGTGTTATGAATATGCTCTTCCACAGCGCGAATCTTTTTATTACGAAACTGCTGGACAGCGTAGAGATGATAAGATTTTTGATGAAACGGCAGTGGTTGGTGTTCAAGAATTTGCTTCGAGGCTTCAATCGGGATTAGTTCCCAATTTTGCAAGATGGGCAGACTTAACTTCTGGTTCTGAAATACCAGATCAAGATAAAGATTTAATTGATAATGATTTAGATGAGGTTACTGAGTATGTCTTTGAGATACTACAGAACTCTAATTTTTCTCAGGAAGTCCATGAATCCTTTATGGATTTAGCTGTTGGAACTGGTGTTCTTTGCATTGAAGAGGGCGATGCAATTAATCCTATAGTTTTCTCTGCTGTTCCTTTGCCTCATGTTGTTCTTGATACTGGTGCTGATGATAAGATCGATCATGTATTTAGAGAGCGAAAAGGCATTAGAAATTCTGATCTAAAAAATATATACAATGAGAAAGATTTTGATGACAAAGTATTGCATAGAATACAAAGAGATCCTGAGGGTAAATGCAAAGTATTAGAGGTAATTTGTAAAGATTATTCTAAGAAGAATGAGGAGGGATACCTTCATTATGTTGTGGATACTTCTACAGAAACCTATCTCTTGCAGAAAGAGTTTAAAGGTGTTGGTGCAAATCCATATGTTTGTTTTAGATGGTCTAAATGCGCAGGGGAAGTATACGGTCGAGGCCCATTAATAAATGCTTTATCTGCAATAAAAACTACAAATCTAACTATTCAATTAATATTAGAAAATGCGCAGATGGCTATATCTGGCATATACCAGATGGATGATGATGGAATAGTAAATCCAGATACCATCAATTTAGTCCCTGGCACAATAATACCCAAGTCTCCTCAATCTGGTGGATTGCAGCCAATACAAGCAGCAGGTCGTTTTGATGTAGCTGATTTGGTGTTGAGCGATATGCGTAATAATATTAAGAGGGCACTTTATAGCGAGATGCTAGGAAATCCTGACAGAACTCCTGCATCTGCTACTGAGGTTGCCGAGCGCATGGCAGACCTGTCTAGAAGAATAGGGTCTGCTTTTGGAAGATTGCAAGCAGAGTTAGTTCAGCCAGTATTGCAAAGGGTTATTTATATATTAAAGAAACAGGGAAGAATTGATTTGCCAACAGTGAATGGTCGGGAGGTTAAGATCAGGTCTGTTTCTCCTCTTGCTCAAGCTCAATCAAACCAAGACATTAGTGCTGTTTCTAGATTCTTAGAACTTGTAAGTGCGTATTTTGGTCCTGATATGACAAACATGTTAATTAACTCTGAAGAAACTGCAATTCATTTAGCCAAAAAGTTTGGTGTGCCTGATGGGTTGATTCGTGACGCAGAAGAGCGTAGACAGATAGTTGCAATGATGCAGCAAATGCAACAACAGCAACAACCGCAACAAGTTACAGGACAACAGATTGCCGCAGAATAGTCACATTGGTTTAGATGGAATTGCAAGAAAGAAAACAGAAGAAAATAAAATAAGCTTAAACATAGCTTCTGTTTTTTCCGAACCTACTGGAAAAGAAATCCTAAAATATCTAAGGAGTATTACTATTGAGTTAGTAAGTGGTCCTAATATATCCACCGATGAACTAAGGCATCTTGAGGGTCAGCGTTATCTTGTTGGTTTAATAGAACGTCACATGCAAAGAGGACATAGAGTAAAATCAAATGAGTGAAGAACAGCAAACAGAAGTAGCAGAAGAAACACAAACAGAATTGCCAGCAGCTGAAGATAGGGACTTTGTGGTAGCTGAAGATCTTGAGGCTAAGCCAGATAGACCTGAGTGGCTTCCTGAAAAATACAATAGTGGTGAAGATTTAGCAAAAGCATATAAAGAGCTTGAGTCAAAGCTTGGAACTAAAGAAGAGGATCTTAGAGAAAAGTTTTTAAATGAGGTTCAAACAGAAGCTTATAAAGACAGGCCTAAGACTTCTGGGGATTATGCTTTACCAGATGATGTTATTGAAGAAGCTGTTATAGATACAGATTTTTTAAAGTGGTGGGCAGATCATTCTTTTGAAAACGGTTTTAGTCAGGAAGAGTTTTCTAATGGTTTAAACAAAGTTATTAATGCAATTGAGTCTACAGTTCCTAATGCTACAGAAGAATTAGAGAAGCTAGGTGATAATGCAAACTCTAGAATAGAGGCTGCTGCACTTTTTGCTAATCAATTTTTCCCAGAAGATCATATGCCATCTATAGAAAGATTGACAGAAACTGCTGATGGTGTTGTTGTTTTGGAATTTATTATGGAGAAGATGAAAGACCCTAGCATTTCTTCTCAAGCAGATTCTCCTAGTAAAATTACTGAACAGGGGCTTAGAGAAATGATGCAGGATGAGAAATATTGGCATCCTGCAAAACGTAATAATGATTTCATCAATCAAGTTAATGAGGGTTTTCAAAAACTTTATAACACATAATTAAATTTGTGCGTTGCATTTTTGCAAAAATTGTTGTTTAGAATAATTTATTACGACCCATATCGCATTGATCGGCCCTTATGGATACCCGAATTGATATGTAAGAATGGATACTCGTAGCAATCAGAAACTCAATTAAGGACTGTAAAAATGGCTAATACAATAGACCAAGCCTTTATAAAGCAGTTTGAAACTGAAGTTCACATGGCGTATCAGCGTATGGGTTCTAAGCTACGGAATACTATTCGCTCTACAAATGTGTCAGGTTCAACTGCACGATTCCAGAAAATAGGCGCTGGATCAGCTTCAACTAAATCTCGCAATGGTAATGTTACTCCTATGGAGTTAACGCACACTACTGTCGAAGCGACAATGGAAGATTATTATGCCGCTGAGTACATCGATAAGCTTGATGAATTAAAGGTTAATATTAACGAGCGTCAAGCTGTTTCTCAATCTGCTGCTGCTGCACTTGGTAGAAAAACAGATGAACTTATCATTACTGCAATGGATGCGGGTGCTAACTCTACTCAAATACATGACACTGGCTCTGCTCTCGCAAAAGCAGATTTACTATCATTGTTTGAAACATTTGGTACTGCAAGTGTTCCTGAGGATGGTCAGCGTTATCTTGCAATGTCTCCTGCTGGTTTTGCAGATTTGTTTGCAATTACTGAATTTGCTTCAAGTGACTTTGTTGGGCCTCAAAACTTACCATTTGCAGGTGGCATGACAATGAAAGAGTTCCTTGGTTTCAAGGTGTTCTCAACGTCTGCTGTGTCAGGTGGTAAAAACTTTGCTTACCATACAAGCGCAATGGGTATCGGAATTAACTCTGATGTCCAAACAGAAGTAAACTATGTTGCCGAGAAAGTTTCTCACTTAGCAACATCAATGATGTCAATGGGATCAGTAGCTATCGATGATAACGGTATCTACGAAGTCCTAGACAATAACTAAGGAGAGTAATCATGGCTTATAGCGCAGCAAATCTTACTCGAATTGGTGGTGCATCTAATGGCGATCTTTGGCTTTATAGTTCAGCAGACGCTATTGCTACTGTAAATACATCAGGATATTTTAATAGCGCAGCTAATATGCTTGCTGTTAGAGATGTAATTATTGTTGTAGACACCAATACTCCGACAACTAACTTTGTTAATGTTCTTTCGAACACTGGCTCAGTAGTTGATGTTTCTGATGGCACAGCCATCGTTGAAACTGACGGGGATTAATAATAGGAGTGGGGGCTTCTGCCCCCATACTTAAACATGGCAAGTACACCATCAAATAGTGCAATAGATATATGTAGTAGGGCTTTAATCCTTGTCGGTGCAGAGCCTATTACCTCTTTTGAAGATGATACTTCAGAGGCTTTGATTTCAGGTAATATGTATGAAGATATTGCTAGATCAAACTTAGTGTCTACTCGTTGGAGGTTTTCTAGTAATCAGGCCGTTTTAAATAGATTGTCTGAAGCACCTACTGGAAGGTTTGATGCTGCATATCAATTACCATCTGGTATTTTATTTACTCACGCTGTTACCGTAAGAGATCTTCAGATTGAGTATAATACATACGGCAATAAAATATTTTGTGACGCATCTGAGCAAGACGAGCTTATAATAGATTACACTTATAGGGCTAATGAGGCGGATTGGCCTTCTTATTTTTCAGTTTGCGTTCAGTATGCAATGGCAAGTATCTTTGCTACAGCACTAACAAGAGATGAATCTTTAGCTAATCTTATGTCAAATCAATACGAAAGACTTTTAGCCAAGGCCAGATCAACTGACTCTCAGCAACAAACAACCAAAAAATTTATTACTTCGAGGTTTATTACTAATAGGCGTAGTTAATGCGAAAAGCCAGAGTACCAATAACAAACTTCCAGTATGGAGAAATTAGTCCGTCTTTGTCATCAAGGACGGATTCTGCTATATATAACTCTTCAGCACAAAGTGTTAAAAACTTTTTCCTTATGTCGGAAGGTGGCGTAAAGAAAAGAGGTGGCTTTAAATTTATACATGACTTTACTGGTGTTACAGAAGATACATCTAAAACGCAGCAAGTAAGAATTATTCCATTTATATTCTCAGATGATGAACAATATATAATTGCTCTATCAAATCAAAAAGTCGAAATATTTTTTGTTAACCCTACTACTGGCGCTGTTACTTTAGCAACTACTCTTACAGCTGATACAAATAGTGATGCTCTTGTATGGACTGCTGAATACTTACACGAAATAACTTATGCTCAAGGTGGTGATATTTTATTTCTTTCTCATGCTACATTTGAAACACAACAGCTTATAAGAACTGGTTTAAATAGTTTTCAAGTTGAGCCTTTTGTTTTCCAGACACAAGCGGGTGCTGCTAGGATATATCAGCCTTACTATCATTTCCAAGCTACTGGCGTCACATTAAATCCATCTGCTACAACAGGCACAGGAATAACTGTAACTACTAGCCTTCCTTACTTTGATCTTACTGGTGGTGCATCAGAATTAACTGGTGATTTTCCAAATTCTAAGCATGTAGGCGTTAGACTGAGGTATCATGAATCTGAAATATTAATTACTAGCGTTCAATCTAATCTTCAAGCTACTGGAAATGTAATAGATGAGTTGTATGTTGAGCTTGATGCGAACGCTATAAGAACAGTAGATGGCTCTACTACAATAGAAATACAGCATATAAATCATGGTATGTCTGCTAGTGACTCTGTTACTGTAAGAAATGCCACTGCTGTTGGGGGAATAAATGCCGCACAAATTAATGGCGCTAGAACTATACAAGCTGTAATCAATGAGGATAGGTATACTTTAACAGCTGGTTCTGCTGCAAATGTTTCTGAAGATGGTGGGGGTAATATAGAAATTATTACTCATGCTCCAACAGAACAATGGTTCGAACAATCATATTCTAAATTAAGAGGATACCCTGCTGCTGTAGGCTTTCACGAGAATAGATTGTGGTTTGGTGGCACTCCATCACAACCTGATACTATATGGGCAAGCAAATCTGGTTTGTATTATAACTTTGATATAGGTGAAGCTTTAGATGATGAGTCCATAGAATTAATACTAAGCATTGGTGAAGTTGCTACTATAAGACATTTTGTTTCAAATAGAGATATACATATTTTTACAGCGGGTTCTGAGTTTTTTATCCCATCATTTCAGAATGAACCAATTACCCCTACTAATGCAAGAGTAAAAAGGCAGACTTCATTTGGTAGTACGTTTACCAGACCTCAACCATTCTACGGCTCTACATTATTTACACAGTTAGGCGGTTCTGCCGTAAGGTCTTTTGTATTTAGTGACTCTGAAGCTGCTTACAAATCAGATCCAATATCATTGCTATCTGCTCATTTAATTAATAACCCTATTCAATCATCAGTTACCATAGGTGATATAGGCTCTTCTGATGCTGCTGTTTTCTTTGTGAATGCTGATGGAAGTCTTGTGGTGTACAACTTGAATAAGGTAGAAAATATTGCGGGCTGGACAAACTTCGAAACCTCTGGAAAGTTTCATTCTATAGCTAGTGTATCTGATAAACTATTTTCAGTTTTGAACGTAGACTTAGGTTCTGGTTCTAATAGTTTTGTTTTATGTGAATTGGATAAGACTGCTAATTTAGATTGCTCTAAGACATACACAGGAATTTCCAATGGTGTATTTTCTGTATCTTCACAATTTGAGAACGGTGCAGTATTAGATGTTATTAATGGTACTGATTACCTTGGGTCTTTTACTGTATCTGGTGGCAATTTAAATGTGTCTGCTGTTGATACATCTCTAACAAGTTGTGAGGTTGGCTTTGGTTTTAATGTAGAGCTAAAGACTAATCCGTTAGATTTAAATACTAACATTGGACCAGAAACAGGGAGGCCAAGAACCTTATCTAGCATAATACTTGATATGAATGATACTTTGTCTGTATCTGTAAATAGCAAAAAGTTAATTATTAGAAATGTAAATAGTGATTTTAGTCAAGCTAGACAGCCTGTTACTGGTAAAAAGGAATTTAGATTGTTAGGTTATAGCAGAGATCCACAAGTAACAATTACACAAACAGCGCCATTAAAAGTTCAAGTTAATGGTATGGTTGCGGAGGTGACTTTCTAATGCCGCCAGTAAATCCAATACCCATAATTACAACTTTTTTAGCTCTTTTCGGCGCAAAAAAATCTTATGATACGGCACAAGACGCTGCTCAAAAAGAAAGAGAAGCAGGAGAATTACAAGCTAGGCAATATGTTTCTGAGCTTTTTGCTGCACAGACTGAAGCAAATCAAAGGATGAGAAGGAGACTTGAAGATCAAAAAATAGCAGAGTCTCAAAACATAGCCTTCTTTAATATGTTAGGTCGTACAGATAGATCTGTTGACGCTTATATGAAAAGAAACAGAGATATTGTTCAAGAAGATGTAAGAACTATAGAGTCTCAGCTTGAACTAACAAAGGCTAATTTACAAACTCAAGCATCTGTTTCATATAAATACGGTCAGAATGTGGCGGCAGGAATGAGGTCTGTTGCTACAACTAATCTTTTAAGCAATATGTATGATCTTTCTACAAGTGCAGACTTCAGAAATTTATTTGCTACTTCAGACTCACAAAGCAATACAGCCTTAACTAATAAAGAGAATTAATAGTATGCCTATTGTAAGAGCAACAAGACAGTACAAAAATATAGGACCAGTTGGTGTAGTAAGGATTAACACTGGCGAGTCAGAAAAATACGCAAATATTTCTGAGTCAATAGGAAAGCTTACAAGTATAGCTATTAATGAGATGGCTAGGCAGTCAACTATATCTGCTACACAAGAAGCACAGGAAGTTTCCTCAAAAAAAATAACAACCTTAAATCCTTTAACTGGAAAGCCTGAGGCTTTAGATTGGATTGGAGACAACCCATTCTTTGGCAGAGTCGGCGCAGAAGCTTATGCTAGAGTTATAAGCGATAGATTTCAATTGGAAATTGAAAATGAGTTTAAAGAAAAGGGAAGGGAAATTGCAACAGAATATATTGATGACCCTTATGGTGCAGAGAAATATAAAGAAAAGTTTTCCTTATACTTAGAGTCTATGGCTAAATCTTCTGAAGAAGGTGGCAAAAAAACTGCTTATACTAACTTTATACTTAATGAAGGGCAAAAGTATGGCGCTGCTACATATTCAAATATGTTGGAGAAGCAAAGACTAAGACAGAAAGAATTAAATGCTCGAAGCATTATTGATAAAAACCAGTTGGACTATGAAGTTTCTTATGACTTTGGCTTAAATAAAAATGTAAAAATGTTTGAGCAATACCGAGAGTCTGGGATTGGCAGGAATGAAGATGGTGTTTTATCAGCTACTTTAAATGCATCAGCGCCTAGTGCTTTTGATGCTGAATACAGCGCTTCTTTTATGGTTGGTTTTATATCAAAAGTATATGAAGAAATTCATACTGGGCGCGGTTCTGATATGGTAGATCCTAATGACAGGATTCTCTTAGAAATTGCAATTAAAAATAATAATGCAGAAAATCTTCCTGATTTTATAAAGATGAAAATTTCTGGACTTATAGATGAAAATAATAAATTTAAATTTGTTAGTAAGGATAATAGGTCAACAATTTTATCAAGTATTAAAGAATTTAGATCTACTTATGAACAATTAGAATCAAGGCAAAATGCTGAAGCAGCGCTTGAATTACAAATTGAGCAGGATCGTTTTAAGGATAGCCTTTTAAATCAAAACCCTACAGGTCTTTTATTACGCAATGGTTCTGATATAAAAAACAATCGATCAATGGTTGATGTTGTGAATTTCCTTATGGATACAAACAATAAAGCCCAAAATATAATTGATAATATAGAAAAAAATACTAATGAAAAGGATCACAAAAAGTTAAAAGAAAAAGCAAGAAGAGAACATCTTGACGCTTTTCTCAGCTTAGTGGCTTTGGATGGTCAGATAGATAAAGTAAATAGTTTTTTAACTGGCGGCAATATTAATATAGGTAATGAGTTAAGTGCATTCCAAAGAAAAATAATTTTTTCTCTAAGAAATGATAATATTTCTTTTTATAATAGTTCTGAAGATTTAGATTACTCAAGGGAATATCTTAAGAATGCAGAAGATAAAGATAATGAAATTCTTAAAAAACAGTTTTTGGCCTTAGATCTTAATGAAAAGCATGCTGCTTTAATTGAAGGTATAGGAGATAATTCTGTTACTGATGAAGATATTTTAAAACATAAAGAAGAAATAGAGAATGCTACTTATATAGGTATTCCAGAAAAAAATCAGTTAAAACAAAGTTTATCTTATAACACTGCAAAGTCTATGCTGAATGATCTTAATTCACCATCTTCTGATACTTTAAATAAAATGCAAATATACATAGGGAGTAAAGGTAACGATAATAGGGGTCTTAGCGAGTCTGAGTTGCTTACAGCCGATAAAATAATAAAAATTATTTCTGAAAGTAACGTTGTTGCCGACAAATTTATTCGCAACCTGTCATCTTTAGAAAATGCCATAAAAGATGATGAAACTAAAAAAGGAAAAGAGAGAAAAAAAGCTGACGAGCTTTTGCAATTAAGAATTGAAACTATTACAGCAAGCAATACAAAAAAAGAAAAAAAACACAGAGAAGAAATGGACAATATAATGTCAGATAATTTTAACATTTCTTCTGCTGCTGACCCAAATTCTTTAACACCTGCATTTTACCCACTAGCAAGAATTACATTACCAGAAAGTTTAATATCTGGTCTTAATAACTTTTTAAGTGGTACTGCGCCAGAAGTAGACGCTGATACACTTCTTAAACATGCGATTCAATTATTTAATGATGAAAGCCCATCTGGTCCTGTTAATAGATTTGGAGATATTTTTGGGGAAAATACAGCTTTGTTAAGGGAGGTTGCTCGAAGAAAAGCATACTTTGGAGATGAAAAAACAGCTAATGAAATACTATTAGAAATAAAAGAACAAGCTAATTCTCCTACTGCAAAAATAAATAGAGATAGAGTATTTAGTCAATTATCTCCTGTTGAGTTTATTCAAAACAAAATATCTCCAGATACCGTAGTTGTGTCAGATCTTGCGCCTATAGCAGAAATGTATGCTGAAATGGGTAAAACATCTCAAGAAATAATAGAAGAGCTTACTAATTATTTTGATGAAAATTATAAACCATCTGAACATGTTATAGATCCTAACAGTCCATTTGTTCGTGGTAAGAGTGTTTCTAAAATGTCACTAGACATAGTTTTCCCAGATCCAGAAGAAAAAGCTGAGTTTATTAAACTTGTTAATCAAGAACTTCCTAGAGAATTTAGATTAGGAGAGCCACAAGATATTTCTTATATTAAAAAAAGAGAAGTTTCAACGAGAAGTGGCTCAAAAAGAATAATGAAAGATACTGTAGTAACAGGGCAAACAAAAGAGGTATTTCTTGTACCTTTTGATGGCGGCGATATTCCCCAGTTTTATGCTTATTTTAGAGATGAAAACAATGAAATAAGACCTCTTATTTATGACAAAGTACTCGATGAGTTTGGTTCTTCTGAGCTTACATGGCCTTTGTTTGACACAAGTATGACTGAAAAATTTGCACAAAATAAATACAATCAATTGTTAAGATCTATTCAAGCAAAAGCTAGAGAAGAAGAAGAAAAAGCTAGGGAAAGGGGTGCGAAGCCATTTTTTGCAGAAGATAGTATTTTTAGAAAACTTCCTGTTATTAAATTTTATGGTGTGGATTTACCATAATGAAAAATGCCTTAAGAACAAAACCTGTTATAGAGTATTTACCTGATAGACCAATTGAAGAGCAAGAAAGTCCTGAGTTTATGGAGGTAGTAGGCTCTATGCTTGGCATGAGATACGATCCTCTTATAGACAGAGTTAGAGAGTACAATAAATTTGGTTGGCGTCCCGAAGTAGAGGATGGTTTTAGCGCAGTTGATAATGTTTCTGATGATTTAAAAATGTATTCTGTTGAACTTGCTAGAGCAACTAGTATGGAACATTTAAGGCATTTAGAAAAAGATTTAAGAGAGAATATTTCTAGAAGAGATATTTATGGAAGAGCCTCTATTGGTATGCAAATGGGAGCAGAGGCTTTTGATATTATTAATTATACACCACTTCCTTTTATAAAGGGCGGTAGCATAGCATACAAAGCTTTAAAAACTGGTACTGCTACTGGTGCAATTGTAGCAGGGCAGGAAGCAATTCGTTATCCCTTTGATCCTTTGGCTACAAAACAAGAGGCCGCTATAAATATTGGCAGTGCGGCTGCATTTGGTTTTGCCCTACAAGGTCTTATATCTATACCAATAACAAGAAGAGCTAGAGCAACTAGAGATGCAGAAGTAGAAATAAATAATCTTAGACAATCTATAGATCCTACATACAAGCCTACGATTGTAGGTGAGGGTTTTGACAAAAGCCAAAAGTTATCTGACTTCGATACTGTTGGAGATCCTTCTACAGCAACTACAGATTTAAGCATTGCTGATAGTATCTTTACTAACTCATGGCTTTATAATGCTGTAACAACGCCAATGAAAAGAATACTGCAAGACAAAAGTATTCCTGACAGCGTAAAGCTAACAACGTTAGAGATAGCAAATGATTCTGGAATATTACTTGCTGCAAACAAAGCAGGTAAATCATTAAGACCTTCTGTTCATCAGAACGCTAAATTATTAGATGGCGAAATGGTTCAGGTTTATGATGACCTTGTACAGATATGGGGGAAATCAACAGGCAAAGGTGCAATCAAACCATTAGACTATCTTCACAAAAGATCTGATTTTGAGTCATGGGTTGAAAGAGTAGATGCAAAAATAATACGTGGAGAAAAGGCTGCTGATAATTTTGAGTCAGAAGCAATGTCTGCATTAAACAAGTTTTATGATGATTGGGAAGTTAGATTACGTGAAGAGGGCATGATTGGAAGTAATGCTTTCTATAAAACTGATATTAAAAAACGACAGAACAGAATAGATTTTTTAGAAAAAAAACTTAAGACAGCAAAAACCAAAGATGCAAAAGCTGCAATAAATAGATCTATTGCTAGACAAAGGCAAACAATGGAAATGCATCAGTCTATTCTTGATGAAATAGGTGAAGAACCAAAAGTAAAACCAAGAAATGAAACTGTATTTAGACCAAGGTATTGGGACAGGGACTATATTAAAAAAAATAGAGAAAAATTTGAAACTGTTTTAGCTAGATGGTTTAAAGACAACCCTGCTGAAATAGAAAGAATGACAAAAGATGGTGTTGAAACTTTTAGACTTTCTACAAGAACAAGTGATGTAAATGCTAGAGTTAAAGACATCACAGATAAAATTATTAATAATGGTGATCCATTAGATTTTGACCAAGCATTTTTTGGTATGGGTAAATCAAAACATTTGAAACACAGAATGATTGATATACCAAACTCAGAAGTTTTAGAATTTATACACACTAATCCTATTCAAGTAATGAGAGCTTACACTACAAGAACTGGGTCTAGGTATGAGTTTTCTAAGCAGTTTGGCGGTAGATCTATTGACGAACTATTAGACGATCAAGAGCTAGATTTAATAGATGCAGGTGTAAAAGAAAAAAAAAGAAATGCTGTCCTTAGAGATCAAAGACATCTTTATGAAAGAATTGCGGGAACTGTTATACATAGAGATCCTAGTTCTTGGGATTATAAAGCAGCCGAAGTATTAAGAACCGCAGCGCAGCTTGGGTACTTAGGTTCGGCAGGTATTGCGACACTTACTGAACCTGCAAAGATTATTATGGAGCATGGGCTTGGTAAAACCATGAGAGGTTTGTTTGGTGTTATGCAAAACAACCAAATTAAACTTGGTGGTAAAGAGGCTAGAATAGCAGGTGAAGCATTAGAAATATTGTTTGGCAGTGTGCATTTAAGATTAGTAGATGATCTTGGAAACAATCCTTTGCGCTCAAATATTTTTGATAAGTCTAAAAATGCGTTTTATTTATTAAATGGATTAGCTCCATTAACAAGAATATTTAAAGACTTTGATGCTATGATGCGCAGTCATACTTTAATAGATTATTCTGTAAGATTATCTCAGGGCAAAGCAACTAAAATGGAGCAAGATTATTTAGCAAGATATTTGATTGATGCTCCTATTGCTAATCGAATTGCAAAACAACAGGGTAAATGGGAAAAAGGTGAGTCTGGTTTATATTTAGCAAACTCAGATACATGGACAGATGAGCTTGCTCAAAATAGATTTAGAAATGCATTAGGCTCTGGTGTTGCAAATACTATTCTAATGGGAACTCCTGCTGATAAACCAATTATTACAGACGGTATTGCATACATTCCTATGCATGTTGCAAGAAAATTTGGAATGAAAGAAGATTCTAAATATAGAGGGTATGCTAGAATAGAAAGTGGATTGCTTGGTCTGCCATTTCAGTTTTATAGTTACAGTCTTGCTGCTGTTAATAAAACAATGGGCGCTTTTGCTCATGGTCAAATAAAGAGTCAATTTATTGGTAGTGCTGCTGCTCTTGGCTTGGGGTATATGGTGCTGCAAGTAAGAACCCCTGATTATGTAGAGCTTAGTTATCAGGATCAATTTGCTAGGGCATTTGATTATTCTGGATTAGCACCACTTTACAGTGATTTGTTTTATACCTCTATGGCTACCTCTCTTGCTCTTGGTGGTCCAAACATAACAAATGGTATTCTTGCACCTAAATATCCACAAGAACCAAACATTGCTGATGCTGTTACTGCTGTTGCAGGTGCAGGTCCTTCTGTTGGGTTAGATTATTACAGAGCTTTTCAAAATCTTCTTACTGGGAATATAGGAGAAGGTACAAAAGATCTTGGTAGAGTTTTGCCTTTTGCTCAACTATTTTGGTTAAAAGGTTTTACTAATAATTTAACTAGAGCAGTTGATGATAATGTTGGATCTATAGGAATAGGTAGATTTTAATTGTGCGGATAAAATTGTTTTTTGTGCGTTGCTCAAGTTAAACAATTCTGTAATTTAGATTTGAAATCTAAAGGTGAAACATGACAATTAATATAGCAGATAATTCTCCTCGTGTATCTTACTCAGTATCTCAGGGAGCAACACAAACAAGTTTTGCAGTACCGTTTGAGTTTTTTGATAATTCGGATTTAAATGTTTATGTTGACGGAACACTTAAGACAATCACGACGCACTACACTGTTTCGGGTGGCGATGGTTCTACTGGTACTGTTTCTATTTCTGTCACAGGTGGCACTGGTGGGTCTACTGTTGTTATTACCCGTGATATTGAATTAGAGCGCACTACTGATTTTCCTGTTTCTGGTGCTTTTAATATTGTTGCTTTGAATACTGAGCTAGATCGGTTGGTAGCGGTTGCAGCCGATTTAGATGATAGGGCTGCTCGCTCTATACAAGCCCAAGACTTTGACACTACTGTTAGCTATACCCTCCCAATAGTTAACGACAGAAAAGGCAAGGTCTTGGGTTTTAACGCATCTACTGGTGCAGTAGAAGCAGGACCACAAATAGCTGATGTTCAAAGTTTGGCTAATATATCTGCTGATATAGCAACTTTAGCAGACATTGAAGATGGGACAGATGCTACAAATGCTATACAAAATGTAAATACTATTAGAGCTAATGTAACTACTGTTGCTGGTATTTCTGGGAATGTAACAACAGTGGCAGGAGTTTCATCAAATGTGACTACGGTTGCATCAGGCATTTCAAATGTAAATACTGTTGCTTCTAATATATCAAATGTTAATTCTGTTGGCGGTATATCTGCTAACGTAACTACTGTTGCAGGAATTTCTGCTAATGTTACTACAGTTGCCAGTAACAATTCTAATGTAACTACTGTTGCGACTAATATTTCTGACATAAATTCTGTTGCCTCTAATCTTTCGGGGCTGTCGGTTCTTACTGGTGTTACAGCGGGAACTGTTACCGCAAGTAAAGCAATCGTTGTTGACGCAAATAAAGACATAGCAAGCTTTCGTAATCTTACTGCTACTGGAAGTGTAACAGCTGCAAGTCTTGCAATAAGTGAAAACCAAAAGCTTACTTTTGATGGCGATGATGCATTTATTCAGTACACTACAAGTTCAAGCTCTAGTGTCCCATCCGTTCTAAACATATCTACCGCCGATTTAACAAAGGCTAATTCGGCTAGAATAACGCTTAATGCTATGGGTGGCACCAATTTAACACTAGATGACTCCGAAACATTTGCATCTAAACCTATTACGACCAATTCATCTTTTAAAGTTACTAGTGGTCTTAGCCAATCTGGGTCTCTGTCACCGACGACTTATGTGACAATAGACTCAAGTGGCATTGCAACTAATAATATGACCGTTGGTGGTAATGCATCTTTTCTAGATAATTCTAAAGCCATTTTTGGCACAGGCTCAGATTTAGAAATCTATCACGATGGCAATTCAAAAATCGCAGACGTTGGCGATGGCAAGCTAGAGCTTCATTCAAACGGAACTGGTGTGTTTATCCAAAAGGGTGCAACTGAATATATGGCTCAGTTCCTTACTGACGGTGCGGTATCTCTTTACCACGACAATGCAGTTAAATTTGCCACCACCTCCACAGGTATAACTGTAACTGGCAACATAGCTAATGCTTCTGGTGATTTTACTCTTGATGTAGCAGGGGATATTATTCTTGATGCAGATGATGGAATTGTAAATTTTAAAGACGGTGGCACTTCTTTTGGATTAGTAGCAAAAAGTGGTAACAATCTTATTGTAAAATCTGAAATTAGTGACGGTGATTTTGTTATAAGAGGTAATGACGGTGGTAGTGAGATTGATGCTATTACAATTGATATGTCTGAGGGCGGCAATGTTGGAATTGGACATTCAAGCCCAACGGCTCCTCTTGATGTTCGTATATCAGGTGCATCAGGGGCAATCGCAGAATTTCACAATACTTCAGGATTTGGCGTAGATATTGGTTCTGACAGTGATAGCGTTGCTTATATTTCTAGCGGTTATACTCAGGCTTTAGCGTTTAAAACGAATGCAGGGTCAGGCCAAGTTGAGAGACTCCGCATCGACAGTAGCGGCAATGTTGGGATTGGTACAAGTCCATCTGGGAATTTAACAAGTGGTTATGTATTGCGCTTAGATGGTGGATCTCAAACATATATAGCATTTAATAACGACACGCATACAACGCAAGTAACAGGCGGTTTTGTAATAGGCAATGACAGTGGTGCAGCAAGAATTACACAACGTGAAAATCAGCCTATAATTATTGAAACCAACAACGTAGAACAAATGAGAATGACGAGCAGCGGTGGCATAACAGTTAATAATGCTCAAAATTCCAATGTTAATTTTGCTGTAAAATCTAGTAGCGTTGCGAATGCTCTTGTCGTGGATGGGTCAAGTGGCGAGGTGATGATTGGCACTAGCACTACTGGTTCCTCTGGAGAAGCAGATAGACTAACTGTTTCTAACAGTGGTAAAGTTGGTCTAACACTCAGATCAACAGACAGTGATAGGTCAAATATTTATTTCAGTGACGCAACTTCTGGGTCAGGACAATTTGCAGGGTATTTAATTTATGACCACGGAACAAATTCGTTACGTGTTGGTACTAATGCTACGGAG